GTTCCCCATACAGCCTGTCCCGCAATATCTGAAACCTCAAATATCCCGACGGCACATTCCGCTATTGAATAAGTGGTGAGAGCCATTATTTACCCTCCGTCTTTACTGTTTTCGGTTTTGCCGCTTTCTTTTCTGCGTCACCGGTTGCGGCCGCTTTTTCTGCGTGGCCGTTTTTCAGCAACCAGTCAGCCGTTTCGTCCGGCACATCGGCGGGTTCTCCCGCCCGCAGTTTTCGATATGCGGGCTTGGCAATAGCACCTTTTATGGAAACCATCCGCAAGCCCATCATTTTGTTGTTTGGTGCGATAAGCATAATTATACCTCGTCCATCCATTTATCGATTTCTTTTTTGTCCGATTTGTCGGGAAACATGCAATACCGCGTGCAATGTGGTAGCATATTCGCAATGTTTTCCTTGTCTTGGTCTGTCAATATGACCATGACGGGTTGTTCCGCTCCGTCATAAACTTTATCACCAACTTTGACTCTCATGTTGCCCTCAACTTTGTATGTGATCAATTTGTTTAATTACATAAATTGTCATTTGTGCCCCGACCGTCGCTTCGAACGATTCGTTGCCGGAAAATTCGGCGTCCTTGGATATCCAGTATGCATCACCAAGGTCAAGATGCGCCGACAGATAGTTATCAATTGAATTGAGCAGCTGAGTGTTTACGACATTATCATTGAATCCGCCGACATACCCGGTATGAACCCTGATCGAGAATTCCATTTGATAGGCCATGACCGGCGCCGACCCGCCACCGATAACGGCTTTGGTTGCGCCCTCGAATTCAATAGTGACAGCGTTCAGCTCTATCTTGCCCGGTGTGTGACAGTTATATAAATAGGAAAATGTCGGGTCGTAGCCAGAAGACATGGCAGTCTTGAGCAGACCGAGCAGGTTATATAATTTATCCTTTGCATCGTCAAAGGTCTGAGTTGTGCCGTAAACGTCAGCCATTTAACTATCCCTCAGTTGGAATTGTGTTATCGTTAAATTCTGTTATCAATTCCGAATACTCAGGCGGCGGGGTTGTTGATGTAGTTTCGATTGTTTCATTGACTTCAATGTCCAATTCGCAGCAAAGCGGATCTAACAGATTCCCGCTTATTTTTGTAATGGTGAATGTTCGCCCAAGTAACGATTCTACCAGTTCGCGCGTAAACTTAACAATGAAAACCCCATCATCGTCTTGTCTGGCTTTTACAGTTATTTTTTCAAACATCTTGCCACTCCTTATTTTGAATCCCAATAAAATATTTCAACACCGATAACTTGACCGGCGTCGTTCTCCTCCATATATGTTGAGTCAACTTCCAGCGTCCGAACTCTCAGAACATTACTTCCCAAATCCACCGAGTCGATCATCAGCCGGATGTCGTCAACTACATTTGTCAACTTTTCAGCCGCCGCGTCCCGGGATGTGTCAACCGTAACCCGCAAGGCCAGCACCAGCACCCATATATTACCGTCTCGCCCCGGACTGAGAAGCGTTTCGGCCTGCTCTTGTATTGCAACCACTGGAGATTGTGAATTATGGGCAGGTGAGTCAATCAACAGGCGGTCGGCCGCCTTGACCGTCTCGGAGTAGGTTTGACCGGCGATAATACCCTTTAATGCGGCGATCAGATTTTCGTATATGGTGTTTTTGACTGCCATTAGTGTAATCCGTTCCCGATTTCCTTACTGATTATCCGCCATGCTTTGCGTTTTTTCTCATTGAACCCCGGGCCTAACCACGGCCGACCCTTGTTTTCGTGAATCCGCCCATAGAAAACATTCGTCCCAATCTGCACACCATATATGCCGCTGCTGTCTCTCATATATCCGAAATTCACCGAGTCGCGCAGTGTCTGACTTCGGATATTGAGCACCTGACCGGATAGTTTGTGTTCTTTCAAATGCGCGGCAATCAAAGCACCCGCCTTACCAAGTGCTTTCTGCGCTCGATCAGGGTATTGTGCAATAAACCGTCGCAGGTGGGCCGACTCTTTCTTATTGAGCTTATAAGTCAGTTCCATCAGAACCACTTTCGCTTGTATGACAGAATTGTATTCCTCACATCCGCCGGCCAGTTATTCCAGTCAAACGAGGTCGTCCCGGCCTGTGTCGTCTGGCTCTTGTGCCCGTGCAGGTTCTTTTCGAACCGCTTTAAATACAGCCCGATGATATCACAGCAGGCCATTTTTAAATCGATTGGGACATCCGCCAGTGCGTAGCCGTGGAAGTAATCTATTTTCCAGTTACCGATTCCCTCTTTTTTCAGCGGTTTGGAGAATACCGAGCCGTCCTGAAAATATATCAACCCTTTAGTGGCGTGATATGTCCAGGTGGCGGTTGATTCAAGCCACGTTGTTGAGGAAACCTGATAATACAGATTCGTCGGCGCCGCATAGGTCGGGGAGGCGGTGAGTATCGGCGCATTACGCAACCGATACTCAGATGTGTCATTGCCGAAAAAGTATTCCGTGGTCGCCGATGATACAGCGATGAAATCCCGGTCGCACCGCTTCTTAATTATTCGTGATACCGAATTGATGATATATTCAAGCCGGTGTAACGGTTGATCCTCGAGGCTTTCATCTAACCCTAAAAACGCCCTGGCTTCGTCAACCGAAACCAGCGCAATGGTCGCATCGACAGCCATTACTTTTTCGCTTTCTCCAGGGTGCCAACTTTCTCCAGAAGCGCCTCATTGTCGGCTTTCAGTCTGGCATTGTCGGTCTGGATGTTTTCCATGGTGACGGCCATTTCGCCTATCTGATTGCGAAGCTCGTTGATGGCGTATGCAGCGCCGGGAATTGCCTTATCCATTGCGACGACTTCGGCCTCCTGAGCTTCCGCGATGGCATCTTCCAGTTTGCCCTTGATGAGCTTGAAGTTGTCCGGAAACGTGGTGCAGACATGAGCCGCGAACCGGCAATCAACCATCCCGGACGTATTCAGTTCGACCTTTTTGGTCTGGTTGTTCTTGCCCGTCGGCACCATCTTGTAACCGTAGTCGTGACCGGGAACATGATAAAAGTGCATCTTCTCGGTCGGCGTGAATTCGACTTTGTATTTCTCCGGTAAAGCCATTGTTTAAATCTCCTTTTTATAGGTTTCTGCCACTTATGCGCTTACGTCATACCACCAAATGAGCATCTTGTCGCCTGTGGTTGCCACAGTGCATTGAATGTCGTTTGTGTCGGTGATTGATGTCGTGCTGGTGCGGTCCGTGAAGTCGGCCGTTGATGCGGCACTTTCCAGAACCCACATCAGCTTATCGCTGGTTGTTATTCCCGTGACAGTTATGTCGCTGGAAGCGCCGGCACCGGCAGCAATAGTAAATTTGATCGCGTCCTTTTTATACTGGACCTCTCCGGCTTCATGCCAGATAACCCACAGCTTGTCGCCCGTTGTCGCCGTGGCGACCTTGATGTAACCGTCAGCCGATATATAGGCTTCCCGGGTTCTGTCCGTGGGGATGTTCGAGGACGCCGCGGTTTCCAGCACCATACAGAGTTCGTCGTCTGTGGTGATCCCGGTAACTGCGAGAGCGGCCGCAGCTCCACCGCCAGAAATCATTTGGAAATGCAACCCCGCATTTGACGCCGGTGCGTCGGTGCGAAGTTTCCTCGATCTCGAGGCATCCCACCAGCCGATTTCCAGAGTGTCATTACTGGTATCAGTCGTTGCCAACTGGATGGTCCGGTCGGCTGTGATTGAAGTTTCGGCGGTCCTGTCGGTAGGGATTGCCGATGTCTGTGCCTGCTCATAACACCAGAGAATTGAATCTTCGGCAGTTATGTCCGGCACGGTGATATCGGTTGTGGCCGTAGTTCCGGCGACCTGTGCAAACCGAATCGGTGATCCGTCATAAGGCGGGTCTTTCATTGTCTTATCCTGCCAGAGACAAAGCAGATAATCGTTTGCCGTAGAAGTGGTCGAGCAATGAATTGTCCCGTTGTCATAGATCGATGCTTCGGCGGTCCTGTCTGTGGGAAGCCCGCTCGTGACCGCCAATTCCTGAACGGCAATCAGGGCATCCGAGGTCGTGATGTCGTCAAGAAAGATATGCTGTGTAGCGGCGGCCCCCATAGCTATACCAAATCCCAACTTGGTTGAACCGTAACCCTGACCGTCGGCATCGTGATAGAGGACCAGCAGAGTTTTCGATGAATTGTCGGTTGTGCTCTGGATGTTTCCCGAGGATGTAATCGAACACTGCGCAAGATCGTCCGCCCATGCCGCGGTCGTATCGGTCAAAGCCATGACCATCAACAGCGTATCGTCGGTTGCAATGCCTGAGATTGCCATATTTGTCGATGCGGCCTTGCCGTCCGTCTGCGCCCATTTGAGACAGGGAGACGCGATTCCCTGACCTGACGCATCGTGCCACAATACCAGGACTTTACCGGATGCGGTCGAGTCCGTGCATTGCACATCGTTTGTGTCGGTGATTGTCATCCGGTCGGTCACGTCATACGGGATGTTATGTGTCGCCGTCAAATGCAGGGCGCCGATAATAACATCACTCGTTGTGATACCGGTCACGGTGATATCCGTATTCGCGTTTGCGCCCGTTGCCAGGGTAGCCTTTAGACAAAGGGCGTCAACCGCGTGTTTCATTCTGTATTCAGCCATAATCAAATACTCCTATTAAATTAGGCCGCAACGGGCGTGATATTTAAAGTTTAGGGTCCTCCTAATACTTCAAGCATATTCCTTGGCCATTGGATCGCCCGCCGCAGCAAATTACTATTCGATGTTGTAACCCAATCCAACAGGGTATTTAGTCGCAGGCCACATCTTCTGGAAGTCGCGGCGCATGGTGGCGACAAAGCAATACTGCTGAGTCCTCACGTTGAACTCGTAGTCAACGGTGATCCCGCGACGGTTTCCGATCATAACGCCGAGCTTGTTGAAATACAGGACATCCTTATGAGTCGAAGAGTCCTCATTACCGGAAGAGTCCAGAGTTTCCTTCATGGTCTCGGAAATGTAGATCGGCGAACCATCCAGTGACGGCAGCGTTCCGGTAACCCACGTCGAAGGCTTTCCGAAAGTGGAGGCGCTGGTCACGGTGGCGAAATTCAGCATATTGAAGTAAACCGAAATACCGGCAACATACATACCCTCATTCGGCCTGACACCGGCGGCACCGCAGAGTTTACGGCAATAGCGGCAATCCTTTTCGTGGAAAGCGGCGGTCGCATCACCGACGTTGGCCGTTGTGGACTGAGTATCGAAAGTCTTTGAGTCGTCATGGGCCAGATATCTCAACCCGGTAAATGCCCGCTGGACCGAATCGGATGCCTCGGCCTCGGCATCGGCGTCACGGTGGGTTGCGGTGATATCCCCATTGCAGAGAGCGTTCTCAAAGCCATATTTCAGAGCGATGACCTGCTCTTCGCGGATTTCCGGGATGATCGGAATGAGTGAATCCTCGGTCACGATCCGGGAGAATGCGGTTGCAACCGCAAATTCCTTTGCGGTAAAGGTCACGTTGCTGGTGGCGAATTCGGATTTTTTCAGCTCCGACGGGTTGTCGGTGGACGCCTCTGACGCGATATACGCCGTGGCCACACCGGACTTGATCGGATAGGTTGCGGGCTGTGACGGCATTTCCCACACCCTCATATACGAATCGAGGGAGGGAGTCAACCGATAGAGATCCTCCATCTGTGCGGACATGACCGTCGGCACCCACTCGTCACCGACACCGGAACCGGTCGAATACATCGCTTTCGCAAAGTCGTCGCCCGTCATGCGGTCGAGCTGTTCAACCACACTTCGAAGATGCTGGTATGACTTCAGGGATTCCGGGCCGCGATATCCAGCCTTGCCCCGGAAAGCGGCGTCGGCATAGATCACGGCGTCGTTCAGGTTCCGGGCCAGCAGGAGGAGTTTGCCGTATTCGTCCTCTTCGTAATTGACCGGCGCTTCAAACAGCCTAAAGGCTTTCAGTCGATTTCCTTCGAGAGCTTTGCCGTCGTCGTCGAATTCGGCGAAGTCGGTAATATGGCGCCAGTCCTTGAAGTTATATCGGGCCTTGACAACATGACCGCCCATATTCCCCTTGGTTACCGTGTCCTGCAGCGCCTTGACATCGCCATTGATGGTGTCAACAAACGTCTTGAAATCTCCATCGGATATAAGGCCGGCTTTGAGGTCGTCCAGCTTTTTATCCCACACCTTGTCGAGACCCTTCAGTTTGTCCTGTGCTTCTGCAAGCGACTTCAGATCATCCTGGACTTTCTCCAGTGTGTCGTTAATTCCTGCCTTGCCTAACCACTGCTCCGCTGCTTTTTCGATTTGCGTAATGGGCAGATCGCTCATTGCATTTGCTCCTTTTGTTTTGTCGCCTGCTGACGACGGATTATGTCTTTTTAAAATTGTCTGTGTTAAATCGTCGAGTGACTTGGTGACCAGTTCGGGTTCTGAGCCATCCCATTCGACCGGCCATGATTTCTGCTCCAATCGAGCGTTGGGATTGGCCGGGATGTTGACGATTGAGACTTCGTATAATTTGGCTTCCGTGATAGTCCGGGGATCTTCTTTGTCCCTGGCCATTACGCGAAAACCGATAGAGTAGTTTTTCAGGACGCCATGACGGACAAGGGCGGCGGCTGCCCGGGCTGTCGGCAAATCCTTATCGGTGTATATTTCACCGGTTCCACCGAGGCCGTTGGCGAGAGACTTAATATCTGGAACGGACCCGATCGGCAGACCAGACCAGTCATGGTTCAACAGTAGGATCGGGTTTTGCCGGAATTCGTCGAGGTGCTTATCAAATGCACCGGCAACAATTACCTCGTCGTCGCGGTCCCTGTCGTCGGTCGAAAACATACCGCCGACCTGAAACACATTGTCGGTTTGCTTAATGGTGAATGAGTCGCCCCGCTTGAAAAGAATTTCCGCCCCGTCCTCGATCTCTTGGGCATATTTTGAATTCTGCCCGAGCCAGTGTTTTGTATAGGCGTGCTTCTCATAATTGGAATCGTCCAGCCACCAAATTGCTTTTTGTTCTTCTGTAAGCATATAAGCGTCCTTATATTCTATTCCAAAAAATTTTTATCAGCCGCACAGAACGTGCAGTGACAGTTTACGACGTTGCCCGCCGAAGCACTCGGATCTCCGGGGCACTTCATCATTTCACCGCCGATCACAAATTTATCGCCTTTGCTTATATCTATCATTTGGCCGTGGGCGTGAACGTGGGCTTTTCTCGAATTGGGCAGATAAGAGCAGAGCCATTTCACATAATCGACACCGGCTTGCTTGTGGGCCTCGAGACCACCCTCATTCACGACACCGTTCAACTCAGTTTGCGCGATTCTCTTTGCTCGCCACTTCTTATAATCCTGATTGTATAAGCCCTTGATTTCTTTGGTGATATTCTCCAGTGTCTGGCCTTCCTCATAATTGCGCTTCAAGATGTTCTGGATATCTTCCCACGTTTTCTGATTAATATATTTGCTCCGGTTGGAAAACTCGTCGATAATCATTAACACTTCGGGGTCATACATATTGAAGTTGACGCCGACCACCAGATCTTCAATGGTCCGCTGGCCGGATTCTTTTATGACCCGGCGGGCATAGTCGGCTATGATAACCTCGAGAGTCTTATTTTCGGAATCCATGTCAAATACCGGCGCAATCTCCTCCGGTTTGGTTGCCTTGGTGTATATGAACAGAGGCGACAATAAACCCTTTGTTTCATCCTTGATATTTCGAAGCACCCTGTTTAATTGCCGGGAAAAGTATTGATTCAATATGCGGATATATCCGTTTTCATAGTTGGTGACCGAAACGTCGTGCTTTCTCCACCGCTTGTAATTCATGGATGCTTCGTCCGGGTCCATCCCCTTTTTAATCATGGCCTGAATTGCCCGCTCTTGCTCCGGGTTCGGTTCCTGCGGTTCACCGGACGTGCCGCTCGGTGATCGCAACGATTCGCCGCCATCGATTTCCTCGAGGCCGAGTTCAACCCGCACTTCATTCGGTGTCTTAATCCCGCCCCGGACATACAGGACATCGATTTGTGCTTTTTCCTTTTTATCCTCTTGAAGTGCTTCAACATTTGACAAATTGAATTTCAATATATGGCCGCGATCCTGATCATAATACTTCCAAAGGAATTGGTGATTCAGGGCGTTTTCGATAATAAACAATATGGGCATGGCGCCGTCGGTCCAGAGTAGTTTTGTCTGTGTCTTCGAGTTTGCGTAGTTTGCGAATTGTAAAATACCAGCGTGCATCGGGGGAACACCGTTCAGCCCGAGCGTGGTCTGCTGGTTGAAGTCGAGTAGTTCGTGATATCCCATATCAGTTCGGGATTGTGATATTTGCTTGAAATCAAGAGCTTGGGGCATCGCCATCACGCCATGATAACCGGCCGCTATTCGCTGTTCATTATACTGCTTCACAAGCTCCTGCATTTCCTCGGAAGTCATGTCATGGGTGGGTGTCAAGAATCCGCTATGCGTAACACCGTGCCTGAAGTCCTCGAGGTTCCAGCGCTTGGCATAATAGTCGGTCATTACCTCGCTGTATATTGCCTTGACCTTGGACATTCCATATTGAATAGACTCGATATCAAAGCGCTTTATATGAATAACATCCTCCGCGGCCAATTTAACCCGTTTACCCTGAACGTCCTGTTCGTAATGGTCAACCAGACCGTCTTTGTCCGGCATGACATAGACATTATCTGGCTGTAAGGGAAACAGGCCGCTCGGTTCGTTACCCTCTTTGGTGATTAACAGATACGCGTTGCCTGTGCCAATCAAAGATTGGACCAGACCGACCTTAATGTCCGACATGGTGATCTTAGCATGGTCGGGCATCGGCCGCTGTAATATTTCCATTGCAGGATGTGAATCGGCCGGGGTTTCTTCTCGCTGGCCGTCCACAACCTCAATCTGGCGGATTTCCAGCGGCACAGTCAGCAGGCATTCGGATATCCGGGCTGTTGCTATGGCAAGAGGAGCGTTGGAGCGCTGTGCGCGTCTTTCGGCCCCGAAATCGCCGGGATGCGGCACACCGAGGGTTCGCGTTTCCGGTCTATCAAGTAGCTGCCGGATGCGAGAATCGAGCCGCTTTTCCAAATAACCATCTATCAAATTATTGGCCGCCGATCTTATCTTATTAGTCAGCTTCATAATAATATTAACTTGCCAGCGCAAGTTCCTCCTGTGCCAATCTCTGTTTGGCTATTTCACAGTATTTTTCTTTTATCTCTATGCCGATGAACTTACGACCTAACTGTTTGGCGGCAACAGCAGTTGTGCCAGAACCGAGGAATGGGTCGAGGATAGTTTGACAATCATTAGAGTGGGATACTATTATTCGTTTCAATAATTTCTGTGGTTTTGAGGACGGGTGAAACCAGTCCCCCTCCCTTAAAAAGCCATTCATTACTTCAATCCGCCAATAATCCCTTCCGGCCTCACCTTCTGGCCGATTAAAAATAAAATCATCATTGAATACATACCAAAATATATGCTCGGTAGAAAAATGATAAGCCTTGACATTTTTTCTCATCGGCGCATTGGGCTTGCACCATGTAATTATTTGATGGGGGCTTCCAGTTATATCTATTAAACCAGTAATCGTATTCCTATATCCCCAAAAAAGTATGGCCTGTGATAAATTGTATGATTTAATTAATTGCCAATAACTTTCATGAAAATCCCTCGAAAAAACTTCATCATTCGCATATCCCTTATTGTAACCATACGGCGGGTCTGTCACCACAAGGTCAACTGACCCCGGTTCCAAGAGCGGCAATATCTCCAGACAGTCGCCGCAGTAGATTACACCGGACGGCTCACGATAATATTCATAGTCGGAGAGTTTCATAATCTCGTCACCCTTGCTAATCCTGTTGAGAAGTTTATCATCCGGGCCGCGATATGACTGTAATTGTCCGAATGAAAATAGTGGTCGTCCAGATTGTCCTCTGTCCAGACATAGGCCGATGTCACCATACCCGACTGATTGACTTTCTCCACCAGCTTGCGCGTCGATGCTTGCATTTGCGCCCGGTATTTCCCGCCGTCGATCTGGCGCCAGTTTTTGGGGCAGATAAATAACCCCTGGTGAATGTCGGCCACCATGGCGTCGAGTGATTCTGTCCGGTTGACCTGAACCACCTTGGTTGGCCGTGAACCCATACCCGGGTCGTATCGTTCGACCTCTTTGAGTTCACCGCGGCTGGCGTTGTCTGTCGGCACGTATTCGCACAGCCAGACATTCAGATCCTTGTGGTCATTCTGGAAATCTCTGGCCTTGTGCAGTTCCGGCCGGGCGTCAATTACGGTCCGCCGCGGTTTATATCTCCGCAGTAATCGGGCAAGCTCCTCAAACGAGGGGACGGTGCCACGATATGCCATTCTGCGGCAACCTGATTCGATGGTATCGATCGATACGTTAAGAAGCCGCCCAACGTCCACTCCAGCCACCGTTCTACTGGCCGTCTTGGGCAGAGTGTAATCGTCTATTACACAACCGTCGAAATCATCGTCAGTTAGTTGGTCGCCATCCCCGGAATAAGGCAGTCCGAGATACGAATTATAGAAGTTTTGCATCTTGGACTGGTCATAAATCGATTCGTCATATCTTGTCAGCAGCGATCTAATCGGGAATTGATAAGTGAATAACTGTGATATGTGATAAGTTGAGTAATCGTTCTCGGGATGTTCGGCAATCCATTCCTGCTTTGAGTTCTCCCGGTCAATCAAGTGCCCACACTTTTGACAGGGGATGCCGACATCCTTGTCGGACCGTGGATCCCATGACTCATCCCTGACCCGGTATTCATACACCCCTGTCTTTTCAATGATATGTTCAAACCAGGTAAGGTGCTGCCATTCTCCGCAGTGGTCGCACTTGAAGAAATACCGCTTCATATCCCCGGCTTTGAACTCGGCATCAATACCCCGACCGGCTGTGGTCGGATTCGACACCCGGATGACCCGAGGGTCGCGGCCCAAAAGAATGCGGGTGGCCGCTGTGCGGTCCTCAGTGAACGCCAGATGCTTTGTATTGCATTCGTCAAGCTCGTCGATTATGACACACTGACAAGCGAATGATTTGAAGTTCCCGAGTCGGTTGGACCCGACCGATTTAATCCCGCCGCCCCAAAACTGTTTCATTCCTACGTTGTCGATCCGACCGGCGCCCTGCTCGTATAGCGGAACCTGCTTGACAGCGCCGTCGATTCGTTCGAAAATGAAGTTATTGCGGTCTGTGTCTGTGGGGAGAATATATAAAACCTTATGGCCGCGCATCATTTCGGCCATGGAAACGACAACGAGATATTCGGATATACCGCACTGGACGGATTTGATTATGGCTATTTTGGGGGACTGGTCAAGATAGATCGGAAGCATCCACTGGCGTTGGTTGAATGTGCAGCGCTGGCCGATAGAATTCCGGTGGTGATAGATTAAGAGCGCCGCCTCGAGCGATTCATTCGCAATCTGTGCGGCCGCGGCCTTAATTGCCAGAGATACTGATTTTCCGCGTCCGCTGTATGTTTCCGAGGACGCGCATTGTGTCGTCGATGACGTCATTATCGTTGCCCGGCAGCTGGTTAAAAAAGTTATTGATAGTAGTATCACCAGAGCCTTTGACAGCATCCGCCAGTTTCGCAAAATTTTCCCCCATTTCAGATTCAGCCTGTCTGAGAGCCTGAAGCCGGATGGTTTGTTCGTTTACCTTGTCTTTACTATAAGCATACTTATAGATTCGATTTAATTGCTTCAGCCGCCACGTCCTGTTTGCGATTGGAATTGCAAGGACATTTTCGCAGAATTTATCCCGGACTTTCTGGATGGTTGCCTTGTATTTATTGCGTAATTTGTAGATGGCGGGGACTGTAACCTTGATACCGAATTCTTGGTAAATCTTGTTGGTTGTTTCGGTTAGAGTATCGAATTGAGCTAAACACCGAATGGCGAACGCCTTAGATTTTCCGTCAAGTTTGGGCTGATTATCCTTGCCCTGGCCCCGTTTTTTTACCAAAATAAACCGCCCCCTGTTATAATTGCATCCTTGCAATCCATTGCAGATATACAACAGGGGGGTTTGTTTGTCAAGATAAAAATATAAGTCGGCTTATAATTTTAATCTCTTTTTTTCGGCGCTAAAAGCCTGAATAATATCACAAGCCATATAATGGCATTGAGATAGACCAGAATTTCAGTCATTTTTCAAAAGTCCGTCGCGTAATATTTTCCAGTTCTCTTTCGCCTTTTTGATAGCCTCTTCATGGGATGTGGCATCTACATATTTAAAAAATAGATTCTTTCCCGGTATAATGCCATACTGCCTTATTGTTGAGGAATCCCTCTCAAACAGCTCCACAGCCTGTTCATTTTCCCCGGAATCTACATCCCAAGTTACAAAATATGTATTTTCAGTCATCAGCGCCCTCGGGTTTGTTTTCCTCGATAAGAGTCTCGGTATGCTCAACCCGATAATGGGTTCCGCAATATTTGCAGACATAGGTTATTTTATCACCCTGTCGGTATGAGTGATCCATGGGACTGTGTCCCCGGACCTGGCAGATCCGGTATTCATTCAGTCTTTTTTCTTCAGGCATTTGTCCTCCTTGCCGCTTGTGAGTTTCTCATATATTTTTGTGGCGGCCTCTGGATAATTCAACTCAAGCAAATAATGAATATCCCGAGCATCATCCCCTGATAGAACGATGCCTCCACCAGTCCTATGTGAAGTCCGGCATTTACGAGCCAAGACTTCGATCAATCTTTCGACGGTATCTATTGGTGATTGGTTCTCTCTATTTTCCATCACTCACTTTCCTTTCTCGCCCGCAGGGGCGGTTATAATCTATCTCGCATTTTGTTGTATTTCCGAATCGCGTGCATCGCCTCTTTTCTTTTAATGGCGCCAGCTTCTTTGATTATATATTTAGCGGAAACATTGATATAGGGTCGGCCATATTTTAAATTCATTATTCGTTGGTAAACAGCCCATACAAGTTCCCTCTTGTCTGCATCATGGATTTTAAACTTGTGCGTTGTGGCCCGGAGTAATAACGCCACGGATTCGTCCGCTATGGTCCGGTAATCAAGTATCGGTTCCGGCTGTTTCTCCGGCACCGGGTATTTGTCTGAGATGAATCTTGAAATCGCCGTCTGCCATAGGTAAGGATTTTCTATTTCCTGCTTTCCAATCGTCGCCATGAATTCTGAGAAATCCTCGGTTTTTAAACGGGTAGATATTTTCATGGTGTTTTGAATATTTATTTTCAACTGCGGCTCGTTGTGTAAATCAAATGATCGGCCAAGTCGAACCAGTGCCGCTGTGTAGTGGTGAGTGAATTCAGCTGTTCTCGATACTGGCCGCGATTCTGTCTGCGACATTTTCTTTAACCTCCCTCTGTTTAAATTCTGCGGCGATTATATCCCGAGCCTTTTCAGGAGATCCGGGCGGCCGAAGTCCTTTTATTTTCCAGTTGCGATCAAGTGCGTCAACTTTGGCCTGAACCTCGTCATATCCGTATTCGTTCACCAGTGTTTCAATCCATTTAACCGGATCGTGACCCCGGACCGCTTTGTTGAATTCAGTCATTCCGATTATTTCTTGGAGTTTTAAAAGAGATGAGCCAGCTTCTCTCTTATCTTCTCTTATCTTCTCTTTATTAAGAGTGGATTTTTCCAAGGGATTTCCAATTTCTTTTTTGTCTGTGGTCCTCTTAAGTTGTTGATTCTTTATGTAGTTACAAATATCTATAATAAGGACGCCTTGACCCCTCTCAATTTTGATTTTGGATTTCTCTTGGAATTTTCCAATGATTTTTACCCCAGTTTTATAATCAATGCCAAATGTATTGGAAAAATCCATGTAATTTCTAAACAAAATCCTGCCGGTGTCACCTGATTTTTTGGCCCAGGTTATCATTTGATCATACAATCCGCGTTCAATACATTTCAGAGAAACCCACCACTCGTCTTCCCATTGGTCGGTCCACATTTTTGCGTAGTTCGCCATATTTATGTCCCCACAGGCTTAAATGCAATTTTGTTGAGCAACTCTATTCTCCCCAAAGTCCTTATATTCGGTTTTTAATTCTATTCCTATCCAGCCCCGGCCCATTTCCTGCGCTCTGTAACCGACCGTGTTTGTGCCGGAAAACGGGTCGAATACAATACATTTACCGGTGTTATCGTTGTGTTCACAGGCGGGGAAGAAACCGAGG